CGGGTTTGAGTTTGACAACTTTATTTTGATGCCCGCTTACTTAATTAAACTATAAAAAACAATGACAACCTACACGGCAACTATACATAGAACTCACTCCCTCCTAAAGCTCTCCTATAATAAAGGTGAGCTTTGCAAAATCGAAATCAAGAGCGGAGGGCTTAATAGTCAGCAATACCAACAACTCGGAGCTATCCTCCCCCCACAAGAGGAAGATATAGAACGTTATCAAGAACAATGGAGAGGCAGCGTCTCTTATCGTGAGGATGTGCCAGACCCTGTAAGTCTATACGGAAATTTCTTAGACGAATGGTTCGACTTTTATAAACGTTTATACGGATTTCCTCCCAAGTTCACAGGAGCCGATGGAAAAGCCCTTAAGCAAATTGTTAGCTACCTGCAACAAGTATCAGCCAACGACACCGAAGCCCTTTCCACGTGGCAATACCTACTTGGCAATTGGCAGAAGATGGATGCATTTCACCAAAAAAATACCGATATAAAGTATATCAATTCACAACTTAATAAGATATTACAAAATGCAAAACGAGGTAACAATAGTGCAACAACAGCCTATAGCAATAATTTCAAGCGAGAAATACTTAACGATCTATGCCCCCGCTAATTGTATGAAGTACAGCTATAAGGTAGCTACTTTAGGCGAAGCAATTAACCTACCTTCTCCCTCTATTAATCAAATCAAACGAGAACAAGGAGATACATTTTGTGAGAAATTTATAATGTTGTGGTTGATATATCTAAATGAGATGCTAAACCTTAATAAACCGATGACTGAAAGCCAAATACGCCTTTGTGCTGCACAGCTTCTTGCAGAATATGGCTACCTTAAAATAACCGAACTTACCCTCATATTCAAACGCATACTATCGGGTGAATATGGTGAGTTTTACGAGCGTCTCGGTATTGATAAGGTACTAAAGTTCTTTCGAGAGTACGATAAGGAGCGTTTTGAGTTCATAGATGAGCAGCGACAGCGAGAGCACGCCGAGTTCCGCTATCAAGAACAAAAAAATGAAACTCCTTTGGAAGACTTTAAACGCAATCTCAAAAAAGCCTATAGGATAATCTAAAACGAGCCAATTAGCAAATTTTACATTCGCTAATTGGCTCGTTTCATTAATTTGCATATTTACTAATTATGCCGTACTTTTGCATTGTTAAATCAACTCCTTAAAAGCAATGCCTCTAAAAACACCCCATAAAAAGCAGGGTTACCAGCGTAACCAACTCCTCCGCTACAAAGCTGTAATGGACGAGTTTAACCGCCACGACTATCGCTATATGCCTATCTCGGTAATATGGCGTGAGTTTATATACCCTAAGTTCTTTATATCACGAGGCACACTCTACAAAATTCTAAGTATAGATGTAGATACCGAGCTACAAGCCTACGCCTAATTGTCCACATAACTTTGCTCTAACAATTCTGTACTTCACAACTATAATACACTTCATATTCCTGTACCCCATCATCACGCAGCGTTCTGCTCTGCGAACTTCTAATAAGTGCTGAAACATTAGGTAGCAACGACACCCCGTGTAGCTGCTGATGTATCTTTTCTATAATACCCCATATTGCCCATACCTCTTCTTTTTGTCTCCTTGGGGCCTGCATACTGCTATTACTAAGCCTCATATTAGCAATGGTTATCTTTATAGATACCTGCCCTATTTGTCGTTGTACAGGCTTCTTGCTCATATCCCTACCAAGGTTGGTAAACTGCACCTGCTGCACATCAATCAGTGCGCAAGGGAATTGCACTGGCATATTAGGGCTGTAATAATCTAACTGCCCCCAATTCTCATCTATGTATTTAAGTTCTGCAATCTCGCTTATTTTCTGTTGTATTTTCTCTAATAATGCTTTCATTGGTGTATGTTATTTAGTGCTTCTTTTATATTGAAATCTACTATTTCGGCTACCATACGTTTTACTTCAGTATGATTGCCTATAAATTGGCGTTTAGGTATTTTTAGTCTGTCACCTACTTTTTTTAAGGCAAGGGCTTTCCAGTGCTCTGCTTCTACCGAAAAAGCCTTTTGTGTTGCCCCTTTGCGCCCTTTGGCTGCCCCAATGGCTTTGTAATACATTGCCCAAAAATAACGCTTCATTTTAGCCGTTATTTCCACCTCACCGCCATTGTTTTGAATATCGGCATAAGGCACCGAGCTTGTCCAGCGTACGGTAGTGCCTTCAATGTTGCTACGGATAGACCGCCGCAGGGTACCTGTGCGCATCATTAGCGAGCCACGCCGATTGGGTATAAGGGTATTAGCCCACTTATCATCAAAGAAAGCCTTACGCTCAAAATTGCGGTCAAACGCTTCTGTGAGCTTCACTTTGGTATCCGTTAAGATGTGATTTAAAAAGTCTTTAAACTCCATTTAAAAAAAGTTTTGTGTTTATTTGCTTGTTGTTTTGTTTTTATTTTGTACTTTTGTTGCCTAAAATACTTTTTACTATGGACTTACTAAATAAATATCTCAGCAAACGTGATTACTCAGGAAGTGAGGAGGATATTTACGCCCAAGATATAGAAACCTTCTATAACTTCTCTCTACTTCATAATGAGGAAGGTCGCTTTTTAGCTCTTTTAAAGAAAGCCGATAAAGAACAAAAAAGAATTACTTATGCTACAGAACAAGATGTTTTGTGTAGTGATATTTTTGTTCACCAACTTACTCTGGTATAAAACTTCTAATCATTTGTATAGTATCTTGATATAAATCAGGCATAACCTCCCTAAAAACTTCATTACCTGCAAAGGTATTTTCAAAAGCGTGTGCAATAAACTCAGCTTCCTTCATTCCATCTATACTAAAATATCTTCTTGAGTGTCCTGAACCAAAATTACTATTCAAGGACATAAGTGTATCACTACAAGCCCCTATTTGTTCCATTAAATTATGGTTATTCTCTCTCTGAGCTTCTCTCATTTTTTCATTGAGATTTCTCTGAATTTCTAAGTATCCTTTATTTCTATCTTCAGCAAAGATATTACGATGTTTATCCATTACATCTTTTATTCTACTGTCTTGTCTCATTCCTATATGAGTGTCAATAGCGTGTCCAAATTCGTGATAAACTACCGCTTCTGCATACCAGTTGCTTTCTCGTCTTCTACTATCAATCGGTATTTTCACAAAATTACTTGTAGGTGAATAATAGGCTCCACTCATAGCTCTATATCCTATAGGTTCTCTAAAATACAAAGGTGTTTCTCTTGTTAAGCCCTCAAAAATACTCCTATCAACTGTTATATTTAACTGACTTTCATAAGTAGGAATATTAGTAGGTGTATATTCGGGTTCTTGCCTTTGTTGCATATTGTTTAACACCTGCTGTGCCTGCCCAGCTCCTACTACTTGGGTATAGGTATTAGTGGGAGGAAATACCTTCTTTTCCTGCCCTGGGTTAAAGCGAAACATCTCCAATTTATTCTTACCGCTCTTTCCTATCTGGGTTGTGGCTTCCTCACCTGCCTTTTTGGCAGTTTCGGGGTTGCTTTTGGTGTTTTCACGTGCCAATACTTCTACAGCCGTACAGCGACAACGCCAACCATTAGGCGGGTAGTATTCTGTCCAAAAGGCATCATCTTTGGGCAGACATATTCCTGCCAAAGCGGCGTGGCTTTGCCTTACGCGCTCATCACCTGCGGTGCGATATTCGAGCCAATACCTGCTTGTATCTTCTTGGAGGTTTGCCCAATTAGCGGCACTTTGCGCGCTCTGTACAGCGAATTGGTACTCGGCTTCTAAGTAGTTACGGTTGTAGGTGTTATTCAGCTTTAGTATCTCCTGCTCAAACTGATAATAGGGGCGTACATTGCCCTGCTCATCTTTGAGTTTGCTACGGGCTTCGGTAAGCTGTGTATGGGTTTTGAGCCCCGAAAAGATAAATACATCTTTCTCTAAATAGGCTCTCATCTCATTAGGCACCTCGTGAGGGATAGCGGTGTTAAACACTTCAGCGGTAGCCGTAATCAGATCGCGGTAGGCTTTGTATTTGGTAAGGTCTTCGGGTTTATAGGTGCCTTTCTTATGCAAATAGTCAAACGCTTTCTTAGCCACCTTAGTAAGGTCTTTATCCCCTCTACTTGGGAGAGGGGCAGAGGGTGAGGATGCTAATCTTGCTTCTTGGCACGCCTGACAATCGCAAGGAGCGTATTGCTTTTGTAGGTTCAGGTGTAGTGCCCCGAAATAAGTGTCGGGGCTTAGTCGAAAAAATCTAAGGAGAGTTTTTGAGGCGTGGCAGGAGCTTTGTTTCCTGTAACCTCAATGCCAAATTTTTCTTTTAACCACTCATCTGATACTTCTTTATAGGGCAGTATTTCCTTAGTGCGTGTCCATAGTTCGCCCAAGTCCTCTGCTTGGTCATACACGAGCGATAAGCCCTCTTCGGGGAGTACCCCAATAGCATACAGAGCAGGTAGTACTTTATCATTCATATACTGCTCTACCATTGTTTGGTCGGCATCCACAAGGGCTTGCAACATATCTTGCGAGCTTACTTCTTTGCCTTTGCTACCATACTTAGTGTCTTGCCCGATGATAGCCCCCGAAATGAGCAAGGAGATATTATCACGGCACAGTTTTATGAGTCCGTTATACACTTCTCCTGTAGCGGGTACCCCATTGGTTGCCCACTCGAATTGCTCGGTTTCGTCAATGATAAACCACGCAGCAGCTCCCATATCGGTCATCATCTTCTCAGCACGTGCAAGGGCTTGGCGGTCGCGGGTGTTTGTCTTCATTACGCGGGGAGGTATGCCGTATATCTCGCACAACTCCGACCAGCAGCTTTGGGCAAAGCGACTGAAAAGTATATGCGGTATTGCCTGATTGATAAGCCCTAAGTCGCCCGCCTTGCCAAAGTCTAACAACCACGTGCCGTACTCAGAGGCATTTATATAGTCTAAGCCCTTATCATCGGTATAATCTTTTAGGATAATACCCTTTTGAGGTATTACATTTTGGCGAGGTACTAAAGCTACTTCTACATCCGAGAAAGGCACCTCATTACTGCCCGCAGGTGCTACCTGCCGATTGAGCTCTATAAGGGTATAACCAAAGTATTCGCTGTCTAAAATGTTGCTTATAATCTCATTAAACCACACTGACTTTTGTAATGCTTTAGTTAGCTCCTCGTGTGTCTCACCATTAGCCTTCTGTATGCTGAAGTTAGACGAAATAGTCTTCAGCTTTCGGTTCTTTATTTGTGAGGTAGTATGCGCGTCAAGCATCATATCACGCACGAGATTATAGTAGGGAAACGTTTTAGGGTTCTCTACGTTCTCTGCCATTGCCATTGCATTTTTCCACGTAAGTACATCAGCACGGGTGCGCGCCATTGCCTTGGGAACGATATTGCGGGTAGGTTGCAGAGTGTTATTGCCCGCTTTCTTAGGTTTCTTATAGTTCTTATAGGGTTTCATTGCTTGTATTTTCCTTTAACATTAATACCTTTCTCGGTGATTTGTAGTACTTCGGCACTAAATCCGTCTGCCTCTAATTGTATGCGTATATGCCTATCGAGGGCGCGGGTAATACTGCCATTCTGTGCCTGCTGAATATTACAGCCCGTAATAGGCGACTCCTTCCACTCTCCTTGCTTGGAGAGCAAAAGGAACTCCACGTGCTGGGCAGTACTTTCACCAAGGACAAAGTCGCCCCCTACGACCTCCAAATCATATTCAGTTGTTACGGTTATATCTTTCATAATAATTGCCTATGGGTGTCACCCACTTATTCGTGATTGTACTTTTTACGAGAACCATATACAAAAGGGGTTGTTTGCTGTTCGCTTTCCTCTGTACGAGGCACAATAGGTAGTGAACTGATATTTACCTCACCCTTAGCGAGCCTTTTAAGGTACTCTATCGCCCTGTCGTAGCGTTCTTTGGCGTGATCATAGATAATATCAGCATTGCACAAATCAACGATATACCACTTGGCTACTGATAGGCATAAACTCACCACAAGGGCGTTGCGCTCTTCCCTACGCTTTGCAAAGATAGCCTCCGCATCGTATCGAGGGCGACCATCAAGGTATTCCTTTTTATCATTGGTGTAGAAGTATGATTTTACCTCCTGCTCAGCAGTATCTAACGCTTGCAGCACAATAGTCTCGTCCCCCTCAGTAATCTGCTCCACTTGATAAGAGTAGATGTTATTCTTTAAATCTTCTTTAACTAAAAACATATCAATAATGGTTATTAACTCTCGCCCCAAAAGCGTATTGGTTGCTACTTTGCCTGTTGCGACCTACCAGCCATTTAAAAGCTCCGTGTACAGCATCAGGTCCATCATCGTGAGCACCCGAACCCTTTTCAAAGGCTAAGAATTGGTCAATAAGCACCTGCATATCCGCGTTTTTCTGCTCACTATTGAACCACACATTTTTGCGCTCAAAATAGCCCGCAAGGCTCTCTATACGGTCAAACTTATCTGCCTTGCTGCGTTTGTCGGCTACTATTGGGATATAGTACCCCCGCTTGTCGCCCTCTTGGTCAAAGTCGCTTACAAACTCGTCCATCGCAAAAAGCCCCTCAATCATATAACGAATATTATAGCGGTCTAACCGATACTTCTCATACTGGTCATACAGCCATTTAGCACAATGCGCACGGCTTTTTTGCTGCATATAGCACAGTAGTATATGAAACTCCTTGCCTATATTACCCACCAAGATTAGGGCTTTATAGTCGGCGTTTTCTTTGTATGACAAGTCCCCATAGAAGCATAGGTTATCATACTTGGAAAGCGGTAAAGCCTTTTTATACTGAATGTCCTCGTACTTAAAGATAGCCCCATCTTCAATATGTGTGTGCATATACTCGCGCATAAACGAGCGGTAAGGCATACTCTTAAACTTATTACGCCAGTACTCTGCCGAAGTCTTCTCAATCCATTCAGGAGTAAAGTCCTGCAAGTTTTTCACCGCACACACCGTAAGTATTTTGAACTCTGTTTGCGGACTATCCTCATAACTACCCTCCTCTTTGGGCGTGTTAATCACCTCATTAAAGTACGTTTTAAGGCGGTTCGTGATTGAGTTTTTGTGGAAGTTGTTATTAGCAAACACAAAGCGTTCAGTAGCGTTGTCCTCACTGTCAAAACACCCCCATACATCTTCAGTAATATAATCTACACTTTCCCGCATAATACGGTCGTTGTGGATAGACTTCTTGCTATCCACATCATCTACTACTATATAGTCGGGGCGCTCAGATTGTTCTCGTGCCCCTCGCGGGTTTTGTCCAAAACCAAGCGACATAAACCGAACCCCATCATTAGTAACAAACGAACCATCCGACCAGTCCCCCGCCGATGACCTCTTGCCGTAATCATTCTGCAAGCGGTTGTTGTGTTCCAGCTGTGCCTGTATGCCCGACAGCAGCTTCTTAGCCTTAGGTTCAGTCTCCCCCACCAAAAGCATAAAACGCAAATCACCCTTAGCAAAGTACAAGTACAGCGGTATGCCCATATCTATATGTACCGACTTCCCCGCCGAGCGGTACATCTCGGCAAGCAAGCGCAAACGTTTATTGCCTACTACCATCTTAGCTAATTGAGCGTGAAACCACGCACACTTCTGTTTAGCATAGTTAGGAAAATAGTACTCAAACCAACGTACATAATCACCCTCCAAGTTCTTAATACGAGTTGCCTTTTCCTTAGCTGTTTCGTGTATATTAACCGAAGTAGCCTTAGCAATCAGCAGGCAATGCTTGTCGTAATCGGCTAAGAGTTTAGCGTATATTTTATCGTTCTTGCTCATTTTTTACTTTTAGTTGTAAGAATTGTTTGTGATACTTGGTACATTGAGCGGCAAAACCCGCATCCTGTTGTGATATAAACATATCCAGCTCTTTCAGCACTTTATATACAGTAGTAGGGTCTGCCTGCGTTTCGCACCTATCTAAGGCAGCCATTAACTTACCCACATCCGAAGCCGAGAAAGTAGGTTCTTGTCCATTCATTACCCTAATAGTCTCAGCTTGTAACTTCTGTTTGATAATAGTAGGCGAAGCGTGGAAGTTCAGACGCTTGTCCTCCCAATCGTACTTCTTTACCCACTCGCCAATCGTAGCAGGGCGAACCCCGTAGAGTTCCGCTACTTCTGCTTGGGTAACCTCAATATTTTCAATGTAATATTGTTCAGCCTTAATACGTGTTTGTTCTTTTGTTTTTGCCATTTTTTTGTGGCAAAATTCTTACAAATAAGGCAATTAGAAAACAAGTTGTTCAGTCCTTGAACAACTTTGTTCAAAGGGTGAACAAAACTGTTCAGCTCTTAAACAACTATTTGCATACCCGACAGAAGCTCACGAATTTTGCCCCGAAAATGATTAACAAAAAAATGAAAGCCTATGCCTAAATTTATATTGAACGATGAAGCAGTGGTCAATTCGCACGGCTTTCGGATACTTACCGCAGGAATTGACCTAACACGCTTCAAACTCAACCCTGTAATGCTTGATGGACACATTCGCAGTAATCAGACTGTAATAGGAAGCTGGAAAGACATTACCATTGAAGAGGGTAAACTTTTTGCCGAACCTTTGTTTGATATGGAAGACGAAAATGCTAAACTCATAGCAGGAAAGGTTGAGCGCGGGATTATCAAAGGGGCGAGTATGGGAATATATTTTTCAGAAAAGGATTTATCATATAAAGATAATGTGGTAACCCTTACAAAGTGTATCCTTGCTGAAGTCTCTATAGTAGCCGTACCGAGCAATGCTAACGCCTTGCGCCTACATATGGACGGCAAAGAACTTACCGAAAGAGAAATAAATGAGCTATGCCTATCATTGGCAAATACAACAATTAACACAGATAACAATATGAAGTTACAACTTACACAATTAGCCTTAGTAGCCTTGGGTATGAGTGCCAGCACCAAGGAACTATCAGCAGACGAAATAGAGTCTGCTATCTTGGCACTTTCTAAAACACGAGACGAACTGAAAGAAAAACTCACCCTTTCAGAAGAGCAGCTTAATGCTTTTGTAAATAAAGAAAAAGCACAAAAAGCAGCCCTTACTGTCCAAATGCTTGATGAGGCAGTGAAAAGTGGTAAAATCACTGCCGACAAACGACAAACATTTGCCGATTTGGCTGCTAAAGACTTTGAGCTCGCAAAAGCTACTTTGGAGGCTTTGCCTGCTAAAAAGAGCTTTGGTACAGGTGTAACCACACCCGCAGGAACCACTGGAGTAACTACTATGGACGATTTTCAAAAACTTTCTTTAGATGAAAAGTTGGCTTTCAAAAACAGCAACCCAGAAGCCTACCAAAAATTAGTAGCTTCTATTTAAAATCGTAGCACAGCAAGCTATTTAAATGATATTTAAAAACCTTTTAAAACAGAATTAACTATGGCAATGAATTTTCCAGAAATATGGGAGGCACGCGTACGACAAACCCTTTCACAAGGAGCCGATGCCGACTTCTTAGACGGCGTGCAAGAACTCGATGGCGATGTAACCCAAATGGGAGAACACAACGTAATTCACATCCCTACTACCGAGTTCAAACCCGATGTACTGATTAATAACAGTACCTATCCTCTCGCTATCCAAGACTACACCGACAACGAAGTAGTGGTAAAATTGGACAAGTATCAAACAAAACCTACTAAGGTTACTGATGACCAAACCATCGGGGCAAGCTACAACAAAATTGATGCGGTTACCCGTAGCCACACCAATGAAATTAGCGTTACTAAGTACAAAAAAGCATTACACGCTATTGCACCCGACCAAAACACCGCTGCTACCCCAGTACTAACCATTGCAGGTACTGAATGTACTTACAACGACATTGTAGCCCTCAAAGCAAAATGCGATAAAGCAGGATGGCCTCTCAAAGGTCGCCGCCTTGTCTTGTGCTATGACCACTACAACGCCCTCCTTAAAGATAGAGAACGTTTTGGTGACCAACTTATCAACTATCGCAACGGACAAACAGCCCCTGTGATTGCAGGCTTTGAAATCAAAACCTACGAACAGCACCCTCACTACAATGCCGCAGGGCAAAAAATCGCTTTCGACCAAGTACCTACAAGTACTGATAAACCCGCTTCAGTAGCCTTTGTTGTAGATGCAGTACGCAAAAAAACAGGACTCACTAAGCAGTACTATTCCGAAGCTAAGCAAGATACCCAAAACCAAGCAAACCTATTGGCATATCGCCACTACTTCATTGCTTTGCCTTTGGAGAAAAAGTACATCGCTGCACTGAAATAATGTTTAACCCAAAAAGGAGGGGAAGCCTCAGAAAAGCCCCAAAGTAACTCAATTAGCACGCTTTTTCTGCAACCTTCCCCCCTTACTAATAACACAAACCCTATGGATACCATATTCAATGATAACCCCAATTTAGATGTAGCCTACAAAACCGCTGACGGCAAATACTTCTACACCGAAAACGGCGCGCAAAACCACGCCCAAACCCTCAAAAATAAAGAGGTAAAAAAAGTAGTACGTACAGAAGAAACTACAGAAAAAGAGGAAGTAAAAAATGAGGTAGTTACTGAAACAGAAGAGCCTCAAACAATAGTAGCCGCTGAACCCTCAGAGCCTTCAGAAAATACTAATAATTCAGAAGTTTCTGACAATTCAGAAGCCCAAAAGCCTTCAGAAAGCACTGATAGTTCAGAAGTTTCTGACAATTCAGAAACCCCAAAGTCTTCAGAAAACTCTGATAGTTCAGAAAACTTAGACCCCTCTGAAGAGCAAGACAAAACACGTTTTGAACTCAAACCTAACAAACAAAACAAACGCTAAACAATGAACGGAGTAAAATTCATAAGAAAAAACGGAGGCTTAGGGCGTGAGCTCGCAGGTGAAGACCATATCTCTGGGCTTATCGTTTATGGTGAGACAGCCGTTGCCCCTACCTTATTGCTTTCAGTAGAAGAGCTTAACGGCAAGAATATTTTCCCCGATACAACCCCCGTGTTGCATTATCATATAACCGAGTTCTTTCGTATCAATGAAGGGGCAAAGCTATACGTGCAATCGGTAGCAAGTGCCGACGGCAATTACACCGAAGTAAAAACCCTGCAAGCATTCGCCCAGGGCAAACTCCGACAAATCGCCATTTGCGACTTCAAAACCGAGCTTTCGGGCTTAGACAACGCCCTTAGCAAGCTGAACGCTATCGGCAAGGAGTTAGCCAAACGTATCACCCCTGCAAGCCTATTGTATAGCTTTAAACTCAAAGCCGAAGATATTGCTAACCTCCCCGATTTGCATACCAAAAGTGCCGAACTCGTGAGCGTGGTTATAGGTCAAGATGGAGCAGGACGTGGGGCTTATATTGCACAAACTACTCCTGCAGTAGGTTGTATAGGGGTAGCCCTTGGAGCCCTTTCTAAAGCCAGTGTACACGAAAGCATTGGCTGGGTAGAAAAGCAGAACTTAGTAAGTGTTGCTTACAATAAAGGTCTTACAGGCGATGTGTTGCGAGCTCTTGAGTTAGATGTCCCTGCTTTAGCAGATGGTACCAAGCTTGGCAGCCTAACCCCTGCACAAGTAGAAGCTTTGCACGGCAAAGGGTATATTTTTCTTACCCAGTATGCAGGCAATGCAGGCACCTATTTCAATGATAGTTTCACTGCAACCGCTGCCAACAGCGACTTTGCCTATATAGAGAATAACCGCACTATCGACAAGGCTATCCGTGAACTCAACCGTGTGCTGGTACCTAAGATTTCAGGGCCTGCCTATATTGACCCCGACACGGGCAGCCTACAAACAGCAACCGTATCGGCTATTAGTGCCCTTTGTGAGGAGCCTTTGGATGCAATGAAGCGCAACGGAGAGCTCAGCGGATATAAGGTGTATATCAACCCTCGTCAGCGCATTTTGCAAACCTCCAAGTTAGAAATAGTACTCAAAATAGTACCCGTAGGAACTATGCGTGAGATAGAAGTAGCTATTGGCTTTGCCCTTAGTGTATAGTAATTTAATAATCGTTTAAAAGCACTTTAAAATGTTAGAATTAGAACCCCTTATCAACGGAAGAGAATACGGATGGGCAGATATCATCTGCACTATCGGGGGCGTACCTGTTACAGGTATTGTTGCCATAAAGTACGAAGAGGAGCAGGAAAAAGAGAACGTATATGGTGCGGGTCGCCACCCCGTGAGTCGTGGGTATGGCAGAGTGAAGACTACCGCTTCTATCACTGTGCTTGCCTCAACGGCAATGGCACTGAAAGCTAAAGCCCCCAACGGACAGCTACACCGCATTGCGCCTTTCCCTATTACAGTGAACTATCAGCCCGATAATCAGCCCTTGGTAACGCATATCTTAAAGAATTGTGAGTTCCAAAAGACACCCTTTGAGTGGAAAGAGGGCGATATGCACAAAGAAGTAGAATTACCACTCATTGTAAGTCACGTAGTGGATAAAAGCATTTAGTGAGTAGCACCCACAAGCAAGTATTAAAAAGAAGTAAAAATGGAAGATAAATACACATTTGTAGAAGATAATAAAGCTGACGAGTCCGCTACTATTTGCGGATTATCGGCTGCCGAGATACAAACCCTTAAAGAGGAACACGGCGAACTGGTACTGGTAGAAGTAGCTTCAGAAGGTAAAACCCACCAAGTGATTTTCAAAGAACCTACCTTTAAGCAGTTGGAGGTTATTACCAAAATGGCTAAGACAGACGAGGTAAAATCAGCCCAAGCTGCATACGTTAATTGTGTAGTAAAAGCCGATGAGGCAATAGCAAACCGCGATTTATTGAAGCTAAAAGCAGTAGAAGCCTTATTGGCACGCATACAGCAAACTAAGGCAAATGCAAAAAACTTGTAGGCTCGTTGCTATCTGATAAGGATAGTGTAGAGCCTAATAACAGAGAAGAATGGAAAGCAGAGGCACTCATACGCACCAACTTTGGGGTAGCCCCCGAAAGCCTGCAAGCCAGCCAATGGTGCAAATTCTATGCGCAAGCAATGTGGTTAGAGCATTGGCGTATGCAAAACCAAGCCGAATTATTTAAGGTACTTATGGGTGGGTAGGTCAAACCAGCCATTGGTTAAGAAGTTCAAAACTACTAATACCACAAGCGTAAGCAGGCTATAACCCGACATAGTGCCTCCAAAGCCAAATAACCATTGGCAAAGGAACCCTATAAGGGTTAAGAAGATAGCAATAATGTTTAATATCCAATAAAGCGCTTTCATAAGTAACAATGTTTAACGCGGCAAATATACAAAATTAAAATGAATAACTCGTTTAATTTCGGAATAAATTTTAATGTGGCAGGCGGTAATGATGTGTCGGCTATATTTGTCGGTTTGTTTAAAAACATTGACATACTACAAGCTGAAATTACTCAAATCAATCAGACGCTCAACACTTTCTCCGAAAACACTACAAAAGCTATTGAGGGGGTGGCTAAAAGCGTTAAAGAAAGCACTAATCTTTCTAAGCTGAATTTTGCAGCTATGCTGGACTTTGCCGATAGGACAGCTACCTCACTAAGTAGCCTTTCTGCCCCTGGTATCGCCCTTGAAAAGAACCTCGCCGAACTTTCGGCTATCACAGGCGTTACAGGTGAGGGACTGAAAGCCATAGAAATGGCGGCACGTGATACGGCTAAAACCTTTGGTACTTCGGCAGTAGATAACGTGGAAGCCTATAAGATGATGCTTTCACAGCTTAGCCCCGATATTGCCAAAAGTAGCGAGGCAATGAAGCTGATGGGCGAGAATGTGAATATCCTTTCCAAGCAAATGGGAGGCGACACCATAGCCGCTACCGATGTACTCAACACCTCGCTGAACCAGTTCGGGGTAAGTATGGAAGATCCTATCAAGGCGGCAAAGATGATGACCGAGATGATGAATGTAATGTCGGCAGCTGCCCAAAATGGTTCGGCTGAACTCCCACAAATCAAGCAGGCATTAGAGCAGGTAGGTATGGTAGCCAAAACTACTGGGTTATCATTTGCTGAAACCAACGCCTATATTCAGCTTCTCGACCAAGCAGGCAAGAAAGGAAGCGAAGGAGGAGTTGCCTTACGCAACGTACTGACTACTCTTTCTGAAGGTCGCTTCACCTCCAAGCTGGCTGCTGACGGACTCAAAGCTGCAGGTATTAGCACCGACTATTTGGCGGATAGCAGCATACCCCTACACGAACGCCTAAAGACTTTACGCAAGATACAAGGCGACACTGCCCTAATGACCAAGGTATTTGGCAAGGAGAATATGGCGGCTGCCATTGCCCTTATCAATACGGCTGATGAAGCTGAAGCGATGACGCAAAAGATAGAGGGCACCAACTCGGCAGTAGAACAGGCGGGAGTGATTATGGAAAGTGCAGCAGAGAAAAATGCACGAATTACAGCACAAGTAGAAGACTTTAAAATTGCGCTTTTTAACGCTACAGGAGGAGGTATAGGCTATGCCAGTGTAATAGGAGATATTACTAAAGAAATCACCAATCTTGCTCCCTTGCTTAGAGGGCTTTATAACGGTATTACTTTCTTAATCAATGCCGAAAAACGCGCCGCCTTATGGTCGGGTATTCTATCCGTAAAAACAGCCGTATGGGCAGGCGTTACCAAGGCAATGGCAGTAGCACAGGGCATACTGAATGCTGTAATGAATATGAACCCTATAATGCGTATAGTAAGTGCCATTGCCCTATTAATAGGCTATGTTGTTACCGCTATTAAGTACTTTGATAGCTTTGGTAGTACAATGTTAGTGCTGTTAGGCCCTATAGGAATGCTCATCAGTGCTTTTATGATGATTAAGCGGCATTGGGATAGCATCGTCGAAGCCTTTAAATCAGAAGGTATATTAGGCGCGCTTAAGCGTATAGGGTTGGTGCTGTTGGATGTAATTATGCACCCCTTGCAAAAGATACTGGGTTGGGTGGCGGAGCTTACAGGCTGGCAATGGGCTACAAATGCCGCTGGCAGTGTAGAGGAGTTTCGCAAAAATATGAATTTAGTGTCTGATGAGGAGAAAGCTAACACCAAAAAAGACGACAAACCCCAAGAAGTAACGGTAGTAGAAAACAAAGACAGCTTCGACCTTACCCAAAACAAACCTGCTGTACCTACTGTTGGGGGCGTGGCAGCTACTAAAACAATGAACAGCACAGGCGTGGGGGGCGACAAAAGTAAGAGCGAAAACAAAGTGCGCAATCTTAGTATTGGCAAGATGATGGATAACTTTAACGTTTATATGAATACTGAAAAAGGTATAGATAAGCAGCAGCTATTGCAAGCTGTAAGAGAGGTGTTACTAACTGCTACTGCCGACTTTGCAGGGGCTAATGATTGACGAATATGATACACTTTAACTTTCAACCCCAACCTGAAACGATTGCCAAAACGGTAGCCTTAAACTTGGCTTTTCGTTTTGGTATGCAAGCGGGCAAGCCTTTAGAGGTTAAGAAGTTTGACGGCGAGTTTGTCGCAACAAGCGACTTAGAAAACCGCCCTTGGCTTACCTCCTTGCGTATGAGTACCCACCACGAGGGCGAGCGTTACAGCTTATTATTCCCCGAAGTGATTATCTCAATAACCCAACAGCGCAACATAGTAACAACCCCTCTACAAGGGCGTGACGGCACGATTAAGGAGTATATTAGCAATGGCGACTACAACATTACCCTCGACCTCGCTATTACCGATTATGAGAATGAACCTAACGAACAAGCTGACGAGGCGTTTTTATTGCCAAAGCAGGACTACCCGCTAAGTCAGTTAGAAACCTTGCGCAAACTACTCACTACTCCCGAAGCTGTGGAGGTAGAAAGCGACTTTCTCTATGCGTTCGGCATTAAGTCGGCAGTAGTTACCTCTTTCTCCTTGCAGCAGGAAACCCACAGCAATCGCCAAAGCGTACAGGTACAAATGCTATCGGACGAACCTTACGAAATAAAACAAATACAGCAAGACGAGTATGTTAAAATTAGTAAGTAGAATAACCATTGAGGGTGAGAAAAAGTGGGTATTTACGGCTCTTTCGGAATGCAACATTGTAGAAGATACAAGTAGCCTTACCGATACTTGCGAACTTAAGTTACCTCGTAATATCAAATGGCAGGGGTGGGTAAGTGAAAAAGGTACGCCCCCAATAAAGCGCGGCGACCGTATTACGGTAGAGATCGGTTATGATGATGACTTAAAAGTGCGCTTTGCAGGTTACGTGCGTTCGGTAGATGCCAAAGCGCCTATCACCATAAAATGTGAAGATGGTATGTTCCTACTAAAAACCCTCAAAGCCAAGCCCAAAGCCTTTAAGAACGCTACCCTCAAAGAGATAGTGGAACACCTACTCAAGGACACGAATATCGCCTACAAACTCATTGACGATAACATACACGTAGGAGCGTGGCGTATCACCCAGCCCAACATATCGCAAGAGTTGCAGGAACTAAAGGACAAGGTAATGCTTAGTAGTTACTTTAGGTTTATTGAGGGGCAATCGGTATTGTACATCGGCTTGGCTTACCCTACAGACAACCGCAATAAGCACCTTTTTAAACACGGCAAAAACATCATCAGTGAGGACTTTACCTATAGAGAAAAAGACGATATAAGGGTACGTGTGGAGGCACAGAGTTTTAACGCCAAGCATAAGAAAATCACCTACGAGTACGGCGACAAAGATGGCGAGGTCATAAAGCTCCGCATAGACGGACTAACAGAGGAGGAGCTAAAGAAGTACGCCCTACAAGCCTTAGAACGATATAAGCAAAGCGGCTTTAAGGGCTCGTTTGAGACTTTTGGTGTACCCGAAGTAAGTAAGTGCGATATGGTGGAAATCCTTGCCTCCGACGGCAATAGTGGTACTTATTTAGTGAAAAAGAATGAGGTTAGTTTCGGTACCAATGGCTACCGACAAAAGATTGAATTAGGGAACGCATTATGATAAAAGAACTGATACAGCAATTAGCCAATACGGGGCAGGAACTATACGCCAAGGTGTGCGAGGTAACCTCTGTAGATGAGGAGGCTAAAACCGCTGATGTAAGTCCCTTAGACGGCAGCTCGCCCATTAACGATGTGTATTTAGTAGTAGATTTTGAACAAGGAGGTTTTTACCTACAGCCTAAAGTGGGTTCGCTGGTATGCGTGGCTTTTATCAACAAGGAAACAGCAATAGTAGTAGGAACCTCCGAGCTGGAGAAAGTAGAATGCATCTTAGGAGGTTTTACCCTAAAGATAGAAGACGGCAAACTACAACTCAAAAATGAGCAAGCCGATTTTAAAACCCTTTTAAATGACTTTTTAAACGAACTTAAAAACGCAATCATACAAACCCCCGCAGGCCCTGGCAACTTTGCCCCGAATAATGTAGTGAAGTTTGAAGAGATTAACAACAAAATAAACGCACTATGGCACTAAACAAACAAGCCCTAACACAAGGCATTATCGACCTTCAGCAGGATATGCTTACCAAGACAGAGGCAAGCCCAAGAGAGTACGCCGAACGCTTAGCCTCTCTTATTCACGACTTTGTCTGCAGTGGCGAGGTAACAGTAGCTGCCGGTATCAGTGTAAACACAACAGGAACGGCATCCGCCCAAACGGGTGCTACTATAAGTGAAGGAAAAGGGAAAATAACTTAAAAAATACATCACAATGGAATGGATAACAGAAGTACTTAAAGAGCATTTTGGTTCGTTTATCGGTATGGTATTATCGGGCTTAGCAGGTTGGTTCTTTGGTCGCCCCAAGCAGCAAATGGAACTACAAACCTCCGAACTTGACAATGTAGATAAAGCCGTGAAAATCTATCGTGAAATGATAGAAGACTTAGGCACCAAGTACGCCAACGCTATCGATGAG